GCACTGCCAAGTGCATCTCCCGGGAAGAGGTGGCGAGGCCACATTCCCAGAGAGACAACCCCTAATAGAACTTTATTAGGGACTTGGTCTCTCCCCGGAGCTTTCGCTCATTCAGCTATTAAATAGCTGAATCCATCCTCAGCTTGATGTTGACGGCTTGAGGACGCCCAGCGCGTTCCAAGTGTTTCCTGTCGGCAGATGGCAATCCGCCGCGCTTAAGGAAGAACTTGAGCAAGGCACCAGCTCCGTCCAATGGATCAGACGGTATACTGGAAGAGACAACCCAACCCTTAACCACAGGGTTGTGGAGCTCAGGCCCAATGCTCTCGGCTTGGTAGCCGAGAAAACTGTGCCTTCCAAGCACTGGAGAAGATGGCAAGACCGTAGGAAAATACGTAAGTAAATTCCTTATCTTATCATCCAACCATTTGCAGGTATCCCAGTAGCCAGAAAAGTACATCTGGTTACGAAAAGATACGAGCGAAATGATTTCCGGAACGCACCTCCGGTGTGTAGGGAATACACGACGAACACGGACAAGACTAACGTCAGTGCCGTCGTAATATTCCTTACCACAAGACTCCCTGAACTTACCAGTCCAGAAAGACTTGGTGACGTTCACTACAGACCCAAAAGCCTGTAGCGTGTCAACAACGGAGCGCACATAATCCACGGGGACGATAATATCGTCTCCATAGACGCGCACCCTCCCAATGAGATTTTGAATGTCTCGTTGGGTCAAGGGACGGTTAAGCGACTTCTCAATCCCAATAAAGACAAGCGTGCAAAACACGAATGCCTCCATCGGGAAACAGAGCGCTGAACCCATAGGCGCGAACTTGGCTAGGCGTAGAACGCCATGGCCTCGTACATCAGCTTTACGTGAACGACACGCGTCGACAGCGTTATAAAAATAACGGTAATCGAAGAGCATCGCACGAACGAGCTGATTCGAGACACGATCGGACGCTTCGCTAAGATCTAGCGTTGCGAGTTCTCCAAAAAGAGAACCATCAAGTGCCATACGCTGGTTAGGCGTCTGGTCCTTAGTGCCAATCAAGTTACGGAGGCGATAGTCTCCGTCAACTATTGAGGAAATGAGAAGAGAGACCGATTGCTGTGCATATTGCATAGCCGCCGGCTCGATCCCAATTATCCTCGGTGTCTTGAGCGTCTTAGGAACTGTGATAACCTTAATAGGTATCTCAGCTCCGGGTTCGAGGACGTCAACACCCTCAAGTTCATCATAGAATGATGGACTCGGGATCAAGAATTCCCCAGCGGGGAATTCCTTATCCAAACGGGCGGGCCACGTGCGGAGCCGATATTTTGAGTTTCCACTCAATTTATCAGCCGTTGCACCTGGACCGTGTTTCGGAATGTATTCGCGGTCGTAAATCTTGCGATTTACGGCTTTGAAAACATCATGAAACAGGAGTCGCGAAACACGACAGAAATCCGAGAGCATTTCATCGCTCAGATTTCTGTCAGACTCCTTGACATCCTTCTCACACTCGACGAATTGCATCAACGCACGAGAAATCCTTGCATCGCTGCAAGGCATCTCTATCTTGCCGAACATCAGCGTAAGCTGACGTAGAGCAATAATAGCGTCAATACAAGGTTCGTCGAGTAACCGACCACTAACACGGTCGAACACACGATCGAGGAAACCTCCGAGAAATCGGGGGAGACCTGCGTGCCAGGAAAATCCTGGAAACACGTCGCGATCGACCCATCCACGGTCAAGACATTTTTCGATGTCTTTTCCAAAGGCGGGTAGGGTAATCGTCAAAAACGAGAACCCCTCATGTTCGTACCGACCTTGGACTGTTTTCCAATCCATGGTGGTGCTAGTGCAACATCTAGTGGCCGATTCTTCGGCCACCTTCTTCCAGAGCAACATTAGGCTATTCATGCTCCCTCCTAATAGAGGTGGGCAGTCCATAGCCTATAGCTACGAATTACTCACGTGATCGAAGTTGCACATATGGGGTAAACCCAACATGCGGCAAAAACGAACATGAGTGTAATCCGCTTCCACGAAGTTACGAAATGTAGATAAGTCAACATTCCGCATTTCGTGCCACTCTTGGGCGTGTGGGATAAAACGATGGTAGTGCAAATCTTTGACGTCTGTGACGTCAACGAAAAGACTGCCAAAGTGATAAACCATGGCCCCAGGCTAGCTTTCACCGCCAAGTAGCTTGACGATGATTGCGTCCGTGGAGGCTGTGAACAGGGTTTTGAACCCGTCATAGACCTCCTTGGCCTGTGCGTTCGTGTATCCCGCGGGCGGAACGTCGAAGACCATGTAATTACTCATGGAAACCTTCGTGTTCTGCGCGGGGATAAACGGATCCGCGGTGAGCTTCGAGTGGTCGACCCTGATCACCCGGCGATTTCGCTTACCATAGGTATGCGAAGCCGTTAGGAGGATCAGTCCGTCAGCCGACTGGTAAGTGGCCTGGTTCTTCCCCACAGAAGTGCGGGGGAGAGACGAAGCCACGCCAGCAATGGTGATTGACTGTGGGTCTGTGAATGCCATAGGCATTGCTCCTTTAGGGACTATGTCCCTGGGTTGGTGGGTGCAGTACGCAACCTACTGCTTAGCGACTCTTAGACAAACCAAGAGCCGCGGCAATGGAGAGCTGGTACGGAGACAAACCGTCCCAGACAACTCCAAATCCAAAGGGGTTTGCCCGTCGACGCTGCTTGGTCTCAGTGACCAAGGAGATGGACGGAACGTGAGGACTTATCCCTCGAAGGGACGAACCCACGTTGGTATAGGTATCTACCACAATGGTATGTTCCATTATGTACCCATACCGCATAACCAGACCGTCGTTAGACCAGGAGCTGAGGTTTGATACCACGGCTCCGGCACTGGAGAACCAGTCAACGGCCCAGGTCCAGGGTGCTAGGTTCCAGATAACCTCTGGAGTCAGTGTAAGGCCGAAAACTTTCTCGGCCATCAGGGCGTAACGGTCAAGAGCCTTACGGGAGTCATAATCCGTAGGCAGATGATACGTAAATGCACCTGAAAACCACCGACGACGCGTAGTTTCTCTACGCTTCACCGAGTTCCCCGACACCACTGAGTAGAACTTGGAAGCATTGGCCCCCCCAATCCATGGGGGATCCGAGCTCTTAGTCGTCTCAGTGACTTGATATGTTGATGGAAACTCATATCGCCTACGCACGACCTTACCTGAATCGCGTTCGTATTGCTTCAAGATTTTTGAAGCATGTTGAACGCCGTCGAGAAATTTCTCAACGTCAGATATGATCGGTTTCCATCCGAATTGGTAGTTAAGGTACTCAGACCCCAAATTTCCAGGAGCCTGAGATTTCTTACCACCACCAAGGATGGTGCCCACAAAAGAGGGAACTCCCTCCCTTACGAGCTCCCCAAGAAATTGGGAAGCGTTGGCAACCGAATTAGTCGGCTTGCAGCGAGAGACGGCAATGGCTCCCAGCGCATCCAATTCCACAATAGTGGAGGCGGAAGACGGTGGGAAGTCAAGGCCACTCAAAGGCCACAAGTTGAGCGCGAGAACCGGTCCTTTATACTTATAGACCGTCGGGGCTATGCCCGGGAAAAGAACCTCGTTGTAAGTAATATCGACTTCCTTAGGCCTAACCATAGGCACAGGAAGGCGAACATACTTCTTCAAGGTCCAAAAGTCCCCGCCAACATCCTTGTACCTGCCCTTACGGGCGGGCCAAGAGTGTCCTTCGGATTCAGTAATCTGAATCCCCGGAAACGTCCTAGGCGGCACATCCACCAACACGGTTGTTACACCTTGTCGAGTGGTCTGCGTCGCATAACATCGAGGGACATAGAGAGTATTAAACTCCCTTTCCCTTCGAATTTTGGGCGTTTCTGGCATCAACAACTCCTCTGGATAGAAACATGTCAATTCGACATGGGTGTGCACTGCACTGGCCAGCACCGCTAGGTGCT